GCCCTTGAAAATTGGCTCAAAAGATCAGACTCCTATCTGGAACGTGATATTGCCTGTGAACGAGGAAAACTTGCTCACTCTCATGCAGAATTTGTACTCAAACTTGCAGCAAAATTTGCAAGGCAAAACGCAAACAAACGTGGTATATGGCGAACAGGTGACGATGGATTGGAACGCTGTCCGAAAAAAGTCACGCAATGGGGCCTCCAAAAAGCAGTTGAATCCGCACCTCGTGTTAGCTGGAGTGCGTCAGGCTACGCAAGAGGTTTACGATCATTCATACTGGAACGTGTAACGGCCATTCATGCAGTTGAGTTCTCCGTTTACAAACCAGGATATGGATTTGCAGGTACAGCAGATGCTTTATTAGATATTGATGGAGAAGGCCCATTCATAGTGGATTGGAAAACAGCTAAAGAAATAAGGTCAGATGACATGATAGAACAATTCTGTCATCAACTTGGAGCGTACAGTCTAGGTCTACAGCATCTCACAGGCATAAAACCAAAATATGGTGCAGTTGTGGTAGCTCGCAGAAGTGGTAAACCCCAAATAAAAATCCTCAACAATTTAGAATTGAGAGGATCAGAGAGTATTTTTCTAGATAGAGTGGATCGTTACCACAAAAACCTAAAAGAATTAGCAGTCGTTTAACTTTTCTTTTCGATAGTCTTTTAGCTGATAGGCATAATCAATAAAACCTAAATCTTCAGCTAAATCTTCAATCTGTTCAGCAGTTAACGGATGCGAACAAATATTATCTAAAGAATCATTATGAGCTTCCTTAAGTAAAGTCCATAAATGAGAAATATTTGGATCGTTAGTCATGGTACAAGTCCTCAATTCTTTTGTTTACACGTTTTGAATGTTCTACATAATCAGATATATGCGAGGTATAAATTTCCTCTACAGGATCAATAAATCCATCATCTATGTGATTAAGTACAACATTTTCAGATAGTGGATCGCCAGAAGGACAAATTTCTTCATCTTCACTGTCCACCGTAACTAATAGAGTTACTAAAACTTTTTTAATCATTGTTTTTATCCATAATAGATTTTTCTTCTTCAGTTAGACAATCGTAGTGAACTCTATATGCACCATCTTTAAATTCACTTGGTTCGTGATCTAAATAAACGTCATAAGGAGTACAATCGTCATCAACATAAATTTTTTCACTACATCTGTCACAATCGTAAAAATTACATTCGGGACATAAGTAACCGATATATTTGTCGTTATCAGCAGGGAGTCTATTAACAAATAGACCCGAACCGAATACAGTGGATCGCATACATTCGATACACTTGTCTCCTATATCAACTTGTTTACACTGCATAGTCATAACCAATCGTGCCATTTTGTACCGAAGCTCGACATGACTTCGTCATCTGTTGGCTCGTAATCATCATCTGTTTCAGATGGATAATTTTCTTCATCTGGATCGGGATATATACCCGCATCTTCCAAATCTCGAATTGCATCATCTTCACGCTGGCTATCCAGTGCAGATTGATGGTTGTGTAAGAAAGAATCAGTCATTCTGTTATACCCTCCTTAGATGGTTTACCATAAAATTCTCCTTCGTAAAATTCTTTATCGTAATCATTTACGATTTCCCACTTGAGAGAATCTTCATTGTATTCTTCTAACTGTTCGATAACTTCAGCATGACCGAAGTTACGATTGATAGCATCATGTCCAAAAGCAATTTCATAAACTGCTTCGATAAATTCTTTATCAGTCATACTTTTTTAAACCTCGTAAGTAATTTTGAATATAGTTCGATACCTTTGTAATACGCTAAATTATCTCCGTCAGCTAGTGCAGCTTCCGCAGTATCTAACACATTATCTAGAATGGTATCTTTATTGTCTTTAATCTTTTTAGATGGATCGGGTTTAGCCTGTTCCCATTTATATAGATTAAAGGAGTCTTTGTAATATCTATATGCCGTTGACTTAGGAATCTCAAAATCAGTATGCAGTATATCGCATATATCCAAACGAGTTAATTTTTCTTTTGGATCTTTTTTGGATTCGTTGTCTACTAAACATTTATAGATAAAGTTTTCAGCTTCTTCTTTAGTCATCTTCAAAAGTTGCATACTTGTTGAATAGATGCTCGAAAGCATTAAAAAGAATAGTTTGATTATCTGGATCGGCTTGCGAATAGCAAAATGCGAGAGACTGCACAAAACTACCTCCGAACCTATCCATATTTTCTAAGGCTTTATATATGAGGTGTTTATTCATATCCCGTATGTCTCCTTAAGATCATCTACATCTTCAGTAGATAGTTGTTGCTTACATATTGTGATTAATATGTTACAGGCTTTATGAACATAATAATGCCCTTCTATCGGGAACAGTTCTTTCAACTTAGTCATCATACCGACTAAGATTCTAATTTCAGCAATAGTAAAAGTTAAAAACCTTTCACTACTGGTATCCAGTGGATCGACAGCCATAATCATGGTGGTTAATGTGCTCTACAATATTACATGAATCGCCTTTAATATGCAATACCAAAATTCTCATTCATAATTCTCACTGATAATTCTCAGAATTTGACATTCATAACTGACTAGGTTATCTATGGATTGTCCATTCATTTTTTCTTTCATTCATCATGGCCTCAACCATTCATAAGTTTTTTAAGCATAGTCATGTCAAGCTATCTATTCAAGATTTATTTTTTATTTTAATTATTCTTCAAAAAATTTCAAATAATTATAATAACCAATTTTCAGAAAATTTAGTTTATAGATCAGATAGGCTAATTGATAAAATTTTAATTTCTATAAATAGTATGAATTGATATTGTTTTTATTAAAATAATACTTTAATATATATATGTAGTTATTTTTCAACACCCAAATGAACTATTTTCAACCCAATTTAGTAGACACTGTTTATAGTGCTAATTCTCCATTAATGGTAGAAAACCATTATAAAAATCCAAACGGATTTAAAAGACTAGGTAACGAGGATTTATGCGGAACTACTCTAGATCCAAACAATGAAATATCAATTAGAGAAAAATTTTTAAAAACTGGTGCATTAAACCCACCAGTAGATACTGATATATACATTAAAAATAGTTTTGGTAATGACATTCAATTGCCTAACCATAAATGTATAGTCGATTCAAAAACTGGTAAACCTTTAAGTGTAATGTCAAAAACATACACTACACAGGATAACGAACCAATTTATGAAGTCTTTGAAAGAAACAAAGATATATTAGATCTTGAGAATATCGCATTAATGAATAATGGTTCGAGAATTTTTGTTAATGGTGGTATTAAAAATGCTGATATGGAAGTCTCTAAAGATGATCCAATTAGAAGACGTTTATGTTTCATTAATTCATATGATGGTTCGTATTCATTCAAAGTTGTTTCTATTGATTTTAGATTATTTTGTTTTAACCAAATGGGAAGAATCAACCGATCTAAGAATAAATTAGTTTTTAAACATTCAAAAGGTATTAATGATTATGTTAAAAATTTACCTGAGTTTATTAGTTGGCAAAGAGAAGATCTAGCAAATTCTATTGAAGAATTTAAAGCAATGAAAAATGTTTCATTCAATAATAGAGCAGATTCTTTAGAAGTTTTAAAAAATCTTTCAAAGCATATGCTACAAGATAAACTTATTGGATCGGTTATGGATAAAGAAACAAAAGAAAAAAGAGCAAAAGATTTTGATAAAGATCTTTCAAAAGAATGGGCTGATATTAAAGCTAATTTTATTAAAGAAACTCAAAATTTTGAGATAGCCCCAAATCTTTATAATTGCTTTAATGCTCTTACTTATCAACAAACACATTGTGAGCAAAGAGTTAAAGACGATATAAAAGGAGCTAGAGTGAGAATGGAAAGTTTATTGAATGGAAAGTGCGGAAATAGAATTGATTTAGTTAAAAATAAATGTTTAGCTTTAACTAGATAAAAATTTCATTCAAAAATATTGCTCCTGATCTAATAAATTAGGAGCTTTTTTATTGTTTGAAATTTCATTAAATATGGACTAGAATAATATTGTACAATCACCCAAATTTACAAATGCCTAGAAAAAACTACAAACTAATTGCGAAAAAACAATTAGAAAAATTAAATAATGATTATGAAGAATTAAAAATCAAATCTCAAGATCCTTACTTTGAATGTGATGAATACATTTGTAATATTGCAGATTTAGAACACTGGTTAGAAGATAATGGAGATTATAGAGTTAGATACAAAGACTATCCTGATTTAAGAGATACTAGAAATATTTTTAAAGATTTAAATATTATTGATGAAAACATAGAACATAAATTAAATCAAATAGAATTTTTAAAAGATCAAATTGAAGATTTAAAAATTGAAAAAACTCATATTTTAAGTGAAGATTTAAAACTTGAAAATAAACAAATAGATAAGATTAAATTTACTAAAGTTCCTAGTGGAATAAAAGAAATTAAATTTTTTATGGATAAAGTTAGAGCAATTAGAAAAAATAAAAATTGGGAATACTTCCCACAATAAAAACTACATCAGGAACTAATTAATTAAAGGCTAGATTCTCTATAGATTCTAGCTTTTTTATTGTAGTATTTTTGAATGATTTTAAATTGTTTTAGGTACAAATACACGTTAAAATTTTAAAATTATAGGATTCTTACTTATGAGATTATTAAGTGATAGCAAGGGATTTGAGAATCTTATTAAATCTTAAGATGAGATTAGAGGGTAAAAAGTGCTTATTTTTAGGGTTTTTTAGTAGCTATTAGAGTAATATTTTAGAGTTGAATTATACTAATATTTTTGTTAAAATTAAGGTTGTATCCTCTATTTATTTTTATTATGGCTACCCAAACCACAACACAAATTAAACCTATTGGACACGGTTATTCTGAAGACTACCCTTGTATTTGTATTCAGGATTATGAAACCAATAAATGGGTATGGTTTAACGTTTACGAGATTTTTCAAAATTCTAACGATTTAGAAGAATTTACTGAGCTAATGAAAAAAGCTAGAAAATCAGTATGTAAGGATGAATGGTTTTATTCTGATTGTCTTTATTTAAATTCTATTTATTCTGAACATATCAGCGATGAAACATTATTTGAATATTTGGAAAGTTTAGACGATGCTCTAGCTGATGGACATTCTGTTTCTTTACATGAAGAATTTGTATCTAATTTTGGAGAATCTTACATAGGTGATTTTGAAAATCATTATGTAGGAGAATTTGACACAAAAGAATTTTCTGAACATTACATAGAAAATACTATCGATTTAGATTCTATCCCTGACATTATTAGATCTAATATTGACTATGAAAATGTTTGGTATGATTTACAGCATGACTATGTAGAAGTAGAAGCAGATAGATCTACTTACATTTTTAGACAATAATTTTACATCTGGAGCTAAACCAATGAAAACACCTAACCCAAATCAAACAGCCAAGCAAGAATTAATTAATGCTAATGTTCCCGAACATCTACATAAATTAGTTACTGGTTTAATTGTTTGTATTACAACTGATTTTGATTATAGATATGAAAGGGCAAAAGAAATTTGTGATTATGAAAGTTTAACTTTATCTGATAAAGATATTAAACTTGCACAAAATAAAGCCTTAACAATTATCTATTCTTAATTCTGTTTTTCTTCTCTTTCCCATTGCTTCACTGTAAAATGTCAAACCCAAACAACCCACGCAACCGCTACCAATTAGCTACCAGATCTAAATTGAATTATGTCCGATTTGCTCTGGTTATTTTTATTATTGGATTTGTACTGTCTAGCGTAGTAGACAAAGACGCATTTTCTAAATGTATGAAAGTCTACAATAATTCCAATATCTGCTACAAACTAAACTAATCCACGCCCGCCCACTGTCTCCCCTTTCCCTAGTCTTCACAGTCTGGGGAATTTTTTTTTTGTCAGATAGTAAAAAGAAAAATAAAGAATAGATAGTAAAGAATAATTCCATACCCCAAACCACCCGAAACCAAACCCTAAAAACCACAGCCACAACATGGGGTAAAGTTGCAAAAGCAAAAAATCGTAATGGAAAGACAGGGAACTTACTGATAAATCAGAGCATAAGCGATAAATGTACTACAATATAATAATACTACAATATTACTCTAGTGTCAACTGTTTTTCTTAGCTTCTACTTGAATTGATAGTTGTGGAGTGTTTAAATTGATGTTCTCTACACTCTCCCCTAGTACTTTACCGAGTGAATCTAGTATCTGAGCAGCCGTCTGCAACTGCCCTTTTCTTACAGCCTGTTCAAACAACCTCATTCTCATTCCCTGGAGTCGTGAAACCATCTTCTCTCTATCCTGCTCCCAATCCTCATCGTTCCATTTCTTCACCTGTTTCCAGTCACTCCAAGCTGTATCTATCCCGATACCTTCTCTAGATGAGTGCTCATGCACTAATTGTCTGGTAGTTTTACCTGTTAACTGCTTTGAATACAATCTTTGCCTTCTTGCTTCTATAACTGCATCAGGTTGTCTTTTTCCACATACTCTCCCATCCTTCAAAGCTCGCTCGGATGTAAATTGACCATTTGTATTACGAAGAACAGAATCAGCCACGGACTAAAATTGTTGTTAATACTTGAATAATAACCCTAAAAACATGGTTTAGTCGAGAAAAACACGGAAATCCATCAATATTTAAGCTATTCTTTACTACATGAGTACAAAAACAGCCGAAAATCTCTCCCTACGATGGGCACAGGGGGAGGTATTCAACGCAAAAAACAGATTTAGAGTCCTCGTGGCTGGCAGAAGATTCGGAAAATCCTATTTATCCTGCATAGAACTTTTAAAAGCAGCAATAGACCGCCCAGGCGAAACATATTTCTACTGTGCTCCCACTTACCGCATGGCAAAAGACATAGCCTGGAAAGAAATAAAGAAACTCATCCCACCTCAATGGATTCAGTCCAAAAATGAAACCGATCTCAAAATAGAACTAATCAATGGATCGCTAATCGAACTTAAAGGAACTGAAAACGCAACAACCCTGCGTGGCCGAAGCCTTGCTGGAGTAGTACTTGACGAAGCAGCCTTCATGGATTCCGATGTCTGGTTCCAAGTTATCAGACCAGCCCTCGCAGATAAACAGGGATGGGCTCTTTTCATATCCACACCAGACGGCACAGCCTCATGGTTCTACGATTTATGGTGCTACGTTCCAGAAGATGAAACAGGTGATTGGAAACGCTGGAGTTTCACAACAATAGACGGGGGTAACGTACCAAAGGAAGAAGTCGAAGCAGCAAGGGCCCAGTTAGATAACAGAACTTTCAAACAGGAGTTCGAGGCAAGTTTCGAGAATCTCACTGGTCTTGTTGCAGTCTCATTTTCAGATTCCAACATTTCTACCGAAGCGGAGGACATATCCATCGCTCCACTCTTATTAGGGGTCGATTTTAACGTAGATCCACTTTGCGGTATATGTGCAGTACGCTACCGAGATATTCTCTACGTTTTTGACGAGATAATTTTGACGGGCGGTGCAACAACCTGGGATTTTGCCGAAGAAGTTACAAATCGTTACGGAGTAGATCGAAGAATCATAGCTTGCCCCGACCCAACGGGATCTGCCCGAAAAACATCAGGAGTCGGTTCAACAGACCACACTATCCTACGCAGAAGCGGATTTACTGTGTCATCTCCCAGATCTCCCTGGAAAGTTCGTGACAAAGTAACCGCAATAAACACTGCACTATATGACGCAATGGGTGAACGCAGGACACTGATTCATCCACGCTGCAAAGAATTAATAAAATCTCTCCGCACTCTGACTTACGCTCCAAACACAGGTATGCCAAACAAAAATCTTGGAGTTGACCACGCATTTGACGCTTTCGGCTACCTCTGTCTCCAACAATTCAACCTTGCCAAGCCAGAGACATTAGGGCAAACTTCGTTTAGAATATACTAAAAACTACCTAATTCTTACTATGTACCACTCAACTACAAAGAAAAAGAAGAAGAAAAAGAAGGGAGGCAAAAAGCGTAGTGAATGTTCCTGTAAATAAAGCGTTATACTCTAGGGTAAAAGCAGAAGCAAAGCGTAAATTCAAAGTTTACCCATCTGCTTACGCTAACGCATGGCTTGTACGAGAGTACAAAAAACGTGGCGGTACTTACCGAGTGGAGAAAAAACGTGGCAAGAAGTAGTGGCGGTCTTACCCGTTGGTTCAAAGAAAACTGGGTAGACATAAAAACTGGTAAACCTTGTGGCCGATCAAAAGGCGAAAAACGAGGTTATCCAGCTTGCCGACCCAAAAAACGTGTCTCAAGTAAGACACCTAAGACTGTTGGAGAGATGACAGCAGCCGAAAAAGCAAGATTTAAGCGTGAAAAAACAGGCAGCAAGAAGATAACATATCAACATAGACGTAAAAAACGTAAAAAAAGTTAAAAATGGCTAAATCTCACGCAATGGCTAGATGTCAAGGTTACATCGCAAGTGTCAAAAAAGGTAAGAAAAAGAAAACTAAGCCTAAAAAGAGGAAAAAATGAGTGTAAAATCTCATGTAAAGCGGTAACATAGAGTTATCTAGGAAAAATCATGCCTAAAAAGTCCTATTCTGCAAAACAAAGGAAATTAGCTGCTGTTGCACCTCCTAGAGATAAGATCACTGCTGCTGATCTGAAGAAATTACGCTCCAAGAAGAAGAAAAAGAAGAAATGAAACTAACTACCCGTCAAAAGAACCTACTGGATAAACATTCTGAGCATCATAGTGCCAAGCACATGGAGTTTATGA